GATTGCATTCGACCGATGGGGCAGTACGCAATTCGTGCAAAACCTAGAGTACATGGGATTCAATGTCGTGGACTTTGGGCAAGGTTACCGCAGCATGAGTCCGCCGACAAAAGAACTTATGAAGCTGACCTTAGAGGGCAAGCTAGCCCACGGCGGACACGAGGTGCTAAGGTGGATGGCAGACAATGTCTATGCCAAGATTGACCCTGCAGGCAACATCAAGCTAGACAAAGAAAAGTCTACTGAAAAGATAGACGGAATGGTGGCACTAGTAATGGCACTAAGCCGTGCGTTAGTTGGTGGCGAAACTGAATCAATCTACGACCGCAGAGGTCTACTAATATTAGGATAGGAGGATAACATTTGGGACTATTTAGTTTTTTGAAAAGACAACCACGAGCCTCGCCTCAAGCAGAGGAGCGGAGCGACAAGATGACCGACTTCATTAAGGGAGTTGACCTAGACCCATGTGGTATGAGTAACGCTGGGGCTAGCGTGGACGAGGACACAGCACTAAAGATAAGCGCCGTTTATGCTTGCGTTAAGGTAATAAGCGAGACGGTTGCATCGCTACCACTCAAACTACACAAAGAAGAAAGTAACGGCGACACAGCAAAAGCCAAGCACCATCCGCTCTACCACCTACTTGCAGACTGCCCAAATAACGAGATGACCGCATTCACTTTTAGAGAAGTAATGATGACCAATTTGTTATTATGGGGAAATGCATACGCATTCATTCGGCGAAACCGAGCAGGGCAAATTGCGGAGCTTTATCCCTTAAAGGCAAAGAACATGGAGGTCTTCCGTGACCCACAAACCGACAATCTTAGATACCGCTATACTAGCGACAATGAGGCAAAAACCATACTCTACCGACCAAGGCAAGTGCTACACATACCTGCCTTTTCGTTTGACGGAGTAGTGGGAGTCTCGCCGATTACCTACGCAAGAGAGGCGATGGGATTATCGCTAGCGGCGGAAGAGTTTGGGGCTAGGTGGTTTAGTAACGGCGCAAGACCGGGGGCGATACTAGAACACCCAACGACAATCAAAGACCCAGACAAGCTAAGAGCAGCATGGGAAAGCGTTTATAAGGGAGTAAAGAATTCTAACAAAATAGCCGTACTAGAAGAGGGAGTCAAGTACCGAGATGTCGGCATGAGTCCGCAGGATTCGCAATTCCTAGACACAAGGCAATTTCAGTTAGCCGAGATTTGTAGGATATTTAGAGTTCCTCCCCACATGATTCATGACCTAAGCCGTTCTACATTTAGCAACATAGAACACCAATCCATAGACTTTGTCGTTCACACGATCCGTCCGTGGCTAGTGCGGTGGGAGCAGGCAATCAAGAGGGCTTTGCTAACCGAGACCGAGCGGACAATCTACTTTGCTAAGTTCAAAGTAGACGGACTGCTTAGAGGCGACTTTAATAGCCGAATGCAAGGCTATGCGGTGGCAAGACAAAACGGGTGGATGTCGGCAAACGAGATTAGGGCATTAGAGGACATGAACAAAATCCCTGCCGACCTTGGCGGAGACGATTATAAGGTAAACGGCAACATGATAAACATAGCAAATTTAGGAGGTGCAGATGAGCCAGATGGAAAGACGCTCACTAGCAATTAAAGAACTCCGACTAAACGAGACCGAGGGCGAGCAGCCCACACTAGAGGGCTATGCCTCCGTCTTTGATAGTTGGAGCGAGGAATTAGGCGGCTACGAGCCGTTCAGAGAAAAGGTGGTGCGAGGGGCATTTGCCGACAGCATAAAAACTGACGACATAAGATGCTTATTCAACCACGACAGCAACTTCGTCCTAGGGCGCAACAAGGCAGGCACTTTGACACTCGCCGAGGACGAGAGAGGGCTAAAGGTAACCATTAAGCCACCAGACACAAGGTGGGCAAAAGACCTTTTAATCTCCGTCAAGCGAGGCGACATTAGCCAAATGAGTTTTGGCTTTGTTTGCGAAAAGGATAGTTGGAGCTATGACGACAGCATTGATGTAAGAGAACTTCACAAAGTAAAACTCTTTGATGTCAGCCTTGTAACATATCCAGCCTATCCTGTCACCGAGTGCGATGTTCGCTCAATCGTGAGCAAAAGACGAGCGGAGCGAGAGGAGCAAAGGCAAAAGCAAGCCAAAGAGGACGAGGCGAAAGCGGCGGAGCTGTCTGCTCAAAAACAGCAAAAACTACAAGAATATTTGGAGGTATTCAATGACAATTAAAGAACTAAGAGCAAGGCAAGCGGACGCTCGCCTAAAGGGTCAATCAATCCTAAAACGCGCCAAAGACGAGGGCAGAGACCTCACGGAAGCTGAGGAGCGAGACCTAGACAGCATCAAGAAAGAACTTGATGCTTACAAGAAAAAGGTAGACTACCTAGAATCGTTTATTGGCGACAAGGGCGAGGAAAAGTCAAAGCGAGACGAAGACGGCGGCGATGATGACGAGGATGACGACAAACCGCCAAAGGACGACCCAGCCAAAAAGGAAGAAAAGTCCTTCCGCAGTTTTGGCGAGCAAATGATGGCGGTCTATCGTGCAAGCCAACCGGGGGCAAGGATAGACACTAGGCTGACCACTCGTGCGGCAAGCGGACTAAATGCCACAAACCCTAGTGACGGCGGTTTTTTGGTGCAGACGGATTTTGTTAAGACCCTACTAAAAAGGACTTACGAGACAGGAATCCTAGCGAGCAAGTGCAAGAAGATACCAATAACCACAAATGCTAACAGCCTAAAGATAAATGCCATTGACGAGATAAGCAGAGCTAACGGCAGTCGTTGGGGCGGACTACAAACCTTTTGGGAAAACGAGGCAGACCAGTTCACAGCCTCAAAACCAAAGTTCCGTCAAATGGAGTTGTCGCTTAAAAAGCTAACGGGTCTATGCTACATCACGGACGAATTATTGCAAGACACAGCGGCACTAGAGCAAGTGGTAGCACAAGGCTTTGCAGAGGAATTTGGCTTTAAGATGGACGAGACAATTCTAAGGGGTCCGGGAGCAGGTCAACCGCTTGGCATTCTTAATTCAAGCGCACTTGTAAAAGTAGACAAAGAGGACGGGCAGACAGCAAAAATAACAGTCGAAAACATCGTTAAGATGTGGTCAAGGATGTGGTCTCGCTCAAGGGCAAATGCAGTTTGGTTTATTAACCCAGAGCTAGAGCCGCTACTTTACACCCTAACAGTAGGCGACAAACCAGTCTACATTCCGCAAACAAGCATGGCAAATGCACCGTATTCAACCTTGCTAGGTAGACCCGTTATTCCAATTGAGCAATGCAGCGAGCTAGGCGATGTCGGCGATATTTTGCTTTGCGATTTAAGCCAATACCTAATTATAGACAAAGGCGGAATCAACACAGCAAGTAGCATTCATGTCCGCTTCCTTTATGACGAATCGGTATTCCGTTTCATCTACAGAGTAGACGGACAACCAATTTGGCACAAGGCACTCAAGCCCTTTAAGGGCGAGGCGACAGTCAGTCCATTCGTGGCACTCGGCAAACGCTAATTTATTACTAGTAAGATTACTAATAAAAGGAGATTTATTTTATGGCGGTAATACGCAATTTAGACATCAGGGTGCTGAACGCACCTGCCGCACTTTTTGATGCGGACATAGAAACGGACAAGGTGCAGCTAGACAGCGGTCAGGCTGCACACTTTGTAGTGGCAACAGGCGAGGGAGCGGTTCAAACTTTGACCGCTAGCCTCTACGGAGTAAGAGGCGACGGGGACGAAATCCTAATCCGCACAGCCGAGATTAAGATAGGCGACAATGCCGAAAACAAAATCGTCTTTGCGGCAAGGGAGCTAAGCCATCACGAGTTATGCTCGGTATTTGTAAAAATCCCAAATGCTGGCGACAGCGATATAATCGGCACAATTTTTGTCGTCTTAACTAACGAGAGGTACAACTCATAAGGGGGTAAGATAATGCCAACTTTACAAGAGGTAAAAGATTACTTGGGAGTGGATGGGGAGTTTAGCGACTCCCTCATCCAAACTCAAATTGAGGCGGCAAGAGAGCTAGTAGAGGGCATACTCCGCTACCAAATTGCAAAGGTCA